TCATACGGCTCACCAAAATAAATAGGCTTATTTCTCCAGTCACCGCTTGCGATCATTGACTTTGCGTCAGTAGAAGTTACTGTGATTAAACTATAATGTGTTGTCGTACTTCCACCGCCATGAAGATAATCATGCCTAACTTTAATAATATCTCCTACTGCATAACCAGTGCCTTGTTTAGCTATATCACTATCACCATAAAGTTCAAAAGATGCTACATAATCACTGCTTGATTGTTTGGTAATAGTTTTGAATTTGAATCCACTACCTGAGCCATCAGTCGTTGTTTCAACATCAGTGATACTAGAGACAGTCATAGGCGAAGTTGTATATAGAAGAGATGCTCCTATTACTCTTCCAACAGGATTACTAACATTACCTGTAGCCAATAGCACTCCACCAGTAGAAGATGAACTAAATCCGCTCCATGCTTGAACTGTGGACGAAGTTGCGTAAGGAAGATTCCAAGTAGTTGTATTCTTATCGGAGTCATAAGTTCCATTAGCTACACGCATTGCAGTGGGTGTTTCTGTCTCTGTAGAAATCCTTCGATCTAATAGCAATGGATATGGTGAACCAGTTGGAGGTTCAGGACTTCTATCTTGAACTGGTATTTTCTCTAAATAAATATCTGTCCCATATCGCACAAGAGTAAACAAAGTTTCTCTTACACATAGCACTTGCAGAATTTCATCTGCACCTGGAAGATCCCAGTAAGACCAGCTAGACTGTGCCCTCTCTACGTTGTTACCAGTATTTCTGACAAAGTACTTATAGACATAGATACGATTCTTAAATCCTGTCTTATTACTAATACCGAAAACAGCATTACTTGTATCATTGACAGTTAATTTATGAACATTACTTGGAACAAATGCTGAGACATAGCCAGTCAAATCTTGTGCATCAGCAGTTAATGCTGTACCAGCACCTCTTACACTAAATTCCCTAAACTGTGAGAAATCGCCATTAGCTTGCGTAAAGATAATACCACCACCTGCTAGTTGTGGCCTGACATTAGTATCTATTTCAAATTGAGTTAGAACAGTTATTTGCGCTGTGGCTGGAGTAAGAACTGTTTCTGCTGCATTGAATCTAAATTGATATTGCGAGCTAAAAAGTATTAATTCATCTTGATAAGGTACTGCATATTTTAAGACAGAAACTCTATTATTACTTGCAATAACATCAATAGGATCTGTATCTAAAACGGCTGTAACTGTTTCAGGGAAGAACTCAAAGAAAGATCTAACTCTTGAAAGAATTACATTTTCATCAGCAAGAAAACCAAGCCTATTCTTATAAATGAATATGTCGTTAATTGCATTACCAATGAAACTTGGGTTAGGAGTTGTTGTCGTATCACCTGCAATACGTTCTCCCCATTTATCAATTGTTAATGTCCAATTATTTGGGGATGTGCCTCCAGTATGAATTGATCCATTTGCAGGACCAAAATAGAACTTATCATCTGGCTTTCTGACCAATAGATGAGGCATCGTGTCCTTATCTATCTTGTAGGCTTCTCCAGGTTTTACAGTTTCACTCCAAGTGCCTTCTCCAAAGACAGAAGTATCGTCTGGATTTGAGCCTAAATTTTTAGGAGTAAATGAGACATGATAATCATCAAAAGAATTTGTTGGATCACCTTCAATCGTTACTTGATAATTATTAGGTGCAATTGTTGGTAGCTCTGTAAAAGCCTGAACTTTGGAAAGGATGACAGTGATATCAGCATTAGCTCTAGCATCAACAGCAGAGATAGTAATAGCAGAGTCCGACTGAACCCAAAGGACAGAACCACTCCTTGTAATCTCGTCAATATCAGCAACACCACCTTTACTGCCGTCTCTAGCGTGATCTACTTTTTTAACAGTCGCTATATGAACTTGAGTTGCAGGATCTACCTTCTTAACCGTTGCAATATGAACAGCAGTAGCAGCAGAGACACTCGCAACTTCTGCTATTTCAACAGCCGTATCGTCAGTACCACCATCTAAAACTCTTTTCTTTACATAGATCTTGTCACCTACCGCATAATCATTTCCATGATCAGCAACATTAGATCCAACCTCGATTGTACTTAAGGCACTACCATTCATTGTTAAATCTAATCTTAATCCTGTTCCACTCCCATTAGTTGTTGTCTCTACTCGATCAGCTTTTAAATTCTGGCTGACACCTGTAGGATTTGAATTAGTTAAAAAACCCGAAGTTGTCTTTGTTGGACTGATATTTATACTGTCTGATCTCCCTAAAACACTTGATGAAACTTTAATCTGATCACCAACTGCGTACCTGCTACCATGATCAGCCTCATCATCAGCAACATCGATTTTTGTAATAGCACTACCATTCATCGTTATATCTATTTTTAAATTCGCTCCATTCGTAGAATCAGTTGTCGTTATCGTAGTAACGGTTCCTGTTTTATTAATAGTTACATCTTCAATAGTTAAATAATCTACCGTCGATTTTGTTGGACTTGTATTAATCGTGTCCTGCTTTGTGGAATCTAGATTTGTAGATGAAACATAAATTTTATCTCCTATCACATAATTCGTACCATGATCACTTGAAGAAGAAATTGTAAATGTAGTTGAACCACTACCATTCGATAAATTTAATTTCAAACCTGTTCCAGCACCATCAGTTGTTGTATCTGTATTAGTCGTTGAACCAGGAGATCCTGTTGTTACTGCATTCGCATTTGTTAAATAATCAGTACACGTTAGATCAGTACCATTATCAATACTTCCAGACATCATTCCGTTCATTAATCTCTCTGCTATATCTTCTGAACTGATTCTGTTTTCTCTTACTCCTCCTGTAGCAGTGCTATCCACCACAACAGGAGCAACAGCAGTACTAACTTCAACCTTTGTCGTTCCTATTTGTAAGACATATTTTTGGCCATACGTTGCAGCTTTAATCCAAACCAAAGCTTCGTGATCTTTAGGACGACTAACAGCAGGAGCAAAATCATTGCTACCTGTCATCATTGCAGGCTTCTTTAACGTATTGGTGATGAATGTATAGTCAGCAATTGTTACCGCCCTGATCTGCGCTTTAGGATCAGTAACGGTACTTAAATAGTTATAAGCTCCTGTTTCTGCATCAACGTCATAACTATTACCGTCTAAATCAAAAACTTTAATACTTGAACTTGTAATAACTGCTAAATATTCTTCAACGTTATCTCTAAGGATTTCATGGATAAAACAATCACCAAAATCAGTACTGGAAACAAGAGCTAATGTTTGACTTGGATCTCTTTTCCTTAAGCCTTCAACAATAGAAGACATTCCATTGATTTGAATCTCTCCTTGAGATGGATCCCTTTGAGCGTCTGGTTGTTGGCTTACCCCTTGAGCAAGATTGGGGATGCTATAAGAAACTAAACTCATAATCTATAAGCGGTACTGATACGTCTAGTCGCTAAACCATAAGCAGGGTCATAAGTAGGGAACGGTAAGTAATTTCTTCCACCAGTCAAAATATTTGGTTGATCTATTTGTTGCTCTGTTCTTTCAAGAAGCGCTAGTGCGTCATTTTCATCTTTTTGCGTATATTTAAAAAGAGCTTCAGAACCAAGCATCCGATCTGCAAATACTCTTGCTGATCGAATTGTTACCCATCGATTAAAAGGCTCTGGAGATTCATCCCATGAAAGAGCAAAGATTACATCTGCTTTTACTTCTGTGACTGTTGACTCAATTTGAGTTGTTCTTTTCTCTTTGTCATATAACTTTTCACCTCTTTGGACATAACGTCCTGCATGTAAATAAGGATCTAAAGCAAACTCAATAACATTCGTAGGAACTTTAATTTCATTCGTTGTTGAATCTTTTGTGAATGGAAAATTAAACTCAGTATTCCAATGCCAACCTTTTGATTGACCTTCTTTATGAAATTCAAGCAAGGTTCTTTCTGCAACCCTGGCATCCATTATCTGTTCTGTTTCAAGACTATTAATTGGCTGCTCCCCAATATTCTCCAATAAGATATTGACCGCACTTAAGAGCGTTGTTCGCCCAGGAGTGACTGATTGATTTGCTATTCCCATGAACTATTACAGGGCCGTTGCATACATCATAAACGACAAAAAAATAAGAGGCCAAATTAATGACCTCTTTTTCCTTTCTTTCCTTAATAAGTTTACTAAGGAATGACGATTTTGGTAGCAGATTCTCCTCTAAGAACTCCCATTCCTAAAGCTTGTCTTGCAACCATAAGATCGGCTTGATGCTGAACTTTGTACTCAGAACCAGTCATCTGTAGTTGAGGACTGAGAAGAGACACAACTCCAACGGCCTCTTTATTGAAGATCAAACCTTTACACTTACTCAAATCTTGAGCGTAATCGGCGTTATGGTCTCCAGCTACGTTTGTATACGAAGCTTGAGTAACGTGATTAGAGCTAAAGATTGGAATGCCAGCAACTCTTAAAGTACGGCCATCAGCAATCGTTCCAGCACCACCAAAGTCAGCATTTATTGCACGACTTGATTGTGTG